CCGTTTAGCCGCCGCATGAACCTGCCGGAGCGGTCGTTTCTGCGCACGACGCTCGACGAGATGCGCCCCGAAATCGAGGCGCGCCTGAAAGCCGCGGTCGCCCAGGCGCTCGTCGCATGATCCAGCGCGACCCAATCTACGCCGCTCTCTGGGCATTGGCTGCCGGTGCAGCATCCTTCGCCACCGCCAGCCGACGGCTGCGGCATTGGGCCGACGTGTCGCCGCCCGAGCAGCCGGCCTTGTTCATGAGCGAAAAGGGCGCGCATGCCGCGCAAAAGGCGCCGGGCGCGCCGACCGTCTGGACGCTCTACGCCGATTTCTTTGTCTACGCACATTCGAGCGATCCCTATGCGGCGCCGGCGACGATCTTGAACCCGTTGCTCGATGCCTTGGAGGCGGCATTGGCTCCGCCGCCGACGACCGGGCTGCAGAACCTCGGACTGCCGGCAATGGTCCAGCACGCCTGGATCGCCGGCAAAATCGAAACAGACGAAGGCGTCCTCGGCGACCAGGCGGTCGCCATCGTACCCGTCGAAATCCTCTGCCTCTGACAGGAGGACCACATGGACGAAAACGCAGCGCCGGATGCGGCGCCGGCGGCGGACGCGGCTGCGCCCGACCAGCCCGACAAGAATTTCGACGCGCTCGTCGAGCGCTGGTGGGCGGACCACTTTCCGGGCTCGGCGGTGGCCGCCTACACGCAGGCCTGGAATGTCGCTTACAGCGCCAAGGAAGCGCTGAAGGCGCTGTTGCGCCGCGACGCGGCAGGAGGCTGAGATGCAGCTTTCATTCGGCGCCGGGGCGCTCTGGGGCGAGCGCACCGATGTGCAGATCGGCACAACCGGCGGCAATGGCGCCCGCCAGTTCGGGATCCTGCAGGACATCCAGGTCGATTTCGACTGGACCACCAAGGAACTCTACGGCCAATACCAGTTCCCGGTGGCGATCGCTCGCGGCCAGGGCAAGATCACCGGCAAGGCGAAGTTCGCCCGCATCCTGGGGCTGCTCTATTCCGACATCTTTTTCGGCCAGAGCGCAGCGACGGGGCAGTTCGCGGTCTCGCAATACGAGGCGCAGACCGTGCCGTCCTCGACGCCCTACACGGTCACCGTCGCGAACGCCGCCACCTTCAACGACGATCTCGGGGTTTATTACGCGGCAACCGGAAAGGCGTTCAGCCGGGTGACGACCCCCTCGGCGGCCGGGCAGTATTCGGTCAATTTCGCGACCGGGGTCTACACCTTTGCCGCCGCCGATGCCGGCGCCGCGTTGTTGGTTTCCTACACCTACAATGTGACGACCAGCGGCAACAAGATCACCCTCGCCAACCCGCTGATGGGGGTGACCCCGACCTTCAAGGCGACCTTTTACCAGGCGGTGTCGCCGGGGTCGAGCCCGGCCGCGCCATTGGCGTTGCGGCTCAATGCCTGCACCTCCTCGAAACTGTCATTGCCGACCAAGGTCGAGGACTGGACGATCAGCGAACTCGATTTTGCCGCCTATGCCGATGCCACCGGCACGATCGGCTTTGTCAGCACGGTGGAATGATGCGCCCGTTGGTGCCATCGCGAGGCGCCGCTAGGCGCCGTGGCGATCTCGGCCCGAGAATGCTTCGCTGCGCTTGCAATGCCGAATCGGAGGCGAGGCAATGATCCCCGGCATTACGATCTCGATGGGCGGCAATGACTGGATCGTACCGCCATTGACGATGGGGCAGCTGCGCCGCCTGTTGCCGCAGGTCCGAAAGCTGACCGAGATCGGCGCGACGATGGGCGAGGCGGAGATCGAAACCCTCCTCGACGTGGTTGCCGCGGCATTGCAGCGCAACTATCCCGACATGGCGCCGGAGCGGGTGGCCGAGCTTCTCGACCTCGGCAATGCGCGCGATGTCGTGGCGGCGATCCTCAGTGGTTCGGGGCTCAAGCAACAGGGGGAAGCGGCGGCGGTGGCGAGGTCGAATGGGGGGGCGTCTATGGGCTCCTCGCCACCGCCTGCGGCTGGTCCTACCCCGTGATCGACGCGATGACCCTGATCGAGGTCGAGGAGTTGTGCCGCTATTGGGCCGACCACCCGCCCGTCCACGTCTTGGCGGCGGCCTTGCTCGGCCGCAAGCGCGGGCTGCCGCCATCGGTCGCGCCCGCCGCCGCGGCGGTCGCCGCCGAACTCGGCCAAGGCATTGCCGTCGGCGATGTGAATGCCGGCTTGCCGCCGCCGGTGCTCGCCTTCGAGCTGTTGCGCGCCGACGCGGCGCGGCCGGGGTAAGCCATGGCCGATTTGGAAGCCAGCGTCGTCTTCGGCGCCGAAACCGAGGGTCTCAAAACCGGCGTGGCGGCGGCGGCCGCCGCCGTGCAGCAGGCGACAGCAGCAATGCGGGAGCAACTGGCCGCGCTCGGCGATGCCGCGCGGCAGGCGCAGTCGCAATTTGTCGCCGGCGTCGTGCGGCTCGGGTCCGCCGGCGCCGGTCTGTCGATCGGTGGGGGCGGCAATTACCAGGCCTTTGTCGAGGACGAACGGCTGAAATTGCAGTCCGCCCGCGGCAATTGGGACCAGATCGCCGCCATCTACCAGGAATGGGCCGCGCGGGCGGCCGCGCTCTACGGCGAGGACAGCGCGCAATACAAGCGCGTCCTGATCGAGAAGATTGCAGCCGAGCAGCAGGCAGTGCAACAGATGTTCGCCGCCGAGGAGAGCGATTTCGCCGCCCGCCGAGCAATCGACGCTGCCTACCTCGCGGCGTTCAAATCCGACATGCAGGCGCTTGTCGCGGCTCACAAACTGTCGAAGGAGCAGGCGCTCGGCTTCGAGATCCAATACACCGCGCAATTGCACAGCGAGGAGCGCCGCCGTCTCGAGGACATGATGGCCGACGACCGGCTGACGGTCGCCGACAAGACACGCGTCTACCAGCAATTGCTCGAATTGGATGCGCGCTACACGCAGCAGGTCGAGGCCGACATCGCCCGCATCGCGCAAGCGCAGCAGCGGGCGGCACAGCAGCAAGCGCGGGTCTTTGTCCGCGCCTTCGACGAGATCGGCCATAGTTTCGAGCGGACCATCGCCGGTCTGATCGAGGGCACGACCAGTTGGCAGAAGGCCATGCAGCAAATGCTGAACGCCGTATTGAAGGCCTTTATCGACATGGTCATGCAGATGATGTCGACCTGGCTCGCCTCGGGGCTGGCCTCATTGCTCGGCATCACCGGGCTGGCGCCCGGTGCTGGCATTGGAACCGTGCTCGGCACGGCATTGTCAAAGGGGCTGCCGATCTTTGACAAAGGCGGCATCGTGCCGTCGGCGGCAGGAGGGTGGGTGGTGCCGGCATTGGGCTCGGGCGGCACACTGGCAATGCTGCACTCGCGGGAAATGGTGTTGCCGGCCGGGATCAGCCAGGGACTGCAGAATCTGATCGCCGGCGGCGGCGGCAATGTGAGCCTCAACGTCTCGGCGATCGACGCGCGCTCGGTCGCGCAATTCTTCGCCAGCAACAAGAGCCTGCTGGCGCGGACCCTGGTGCAGGCCAGCCGTGGGTTCGACCCAGCGCTGGCCGCCGCGCGCTGAGCGCCCATGGCCGACATCGGGGTGTTCCCGGCATTGCCGGGACTGGCATGGAACGTGGTCAAGGCGCCGACCTTCCAGACCCGGATCCAGCGCGCTGTCTCCGGGCGAGAATTGCGCGCGCTCGATTATCCCTACCCGCTCTGGCAGTTCACGCTGGCCTTCGACCTGCTGCGCGATAACCCGCAAGCCGGCTACAACGAACTGCGCAAATTGATGGGGTTCTTCCTGCTGTGCCAGGGCGCGTTCGCGACCTTTCTCTACCAGGACCCCTACGACAACCAGGCGACCGGGCAAAGCCTCGGCACCGGCGACAGCACGACGGTGGGTTGGCAGTTGCTGCGCACCCTGGGCGATGCCTCCTTGCCCGGCGGCGGGTTTGCCGAGCCGGTCCTGGCGCCGAACCAGGTCACTGCGATCTATTTCAACGGGATTACCCAACCCTCGGCGAACTACGCCGTCAACCCGACGACGGGGATCGTCACTTTTACCGCTCCGCCCCCCTACGGGCAGGCGATCACCGCCGATTTTTCGTACTATTTCCGCTGCCGCTTTATCGATGACAGCTACGAGTTCAGCAACTTCATGCTGCGGCTGTGGGAATTGAAGAAGCTGACCTTCATCTCGGTCAGACCGTAATCCCTGCCACCGGAACGGGGAGGCATAAACGATGCGTCCGGCGTCGCCCGGGCTCGTCGCCCTGCTGGCGTCGAGCGAAGCCTTCATGATGGCCGATCTCTATACCTTCACCTTGGCCGGCGGCGGTCTGTTTCGCTACGCGACGGCGGCGGCCGCGATCACCGATAGCGCCACCGGCCGGGTGTTCCAGCTCGGCCCAAGGTTCGACCGCACGCGGGTGAAGACCCTGATCGGCGTCGAAGTCGACGAGCTCCAAATCAACATCTACCCCGACGCGAACGATATGCTCGGGGCGACGCCGTTTCTGGCAGCGGCTTGGCAGGGTCAGTTCGACGGCGCCTCGGTGCAATTGGAGCGCGCCTTCATGCCGCAATGGGGCAATACCAGTCCGGGCACCGTGCTTCTGTTTGTCGGCAAGGTCAGCGACCTCGATTGCAGCCGTACCGGCATCGACATGAAATGCCGGTCGCAATTGGAGCTGCTCAATATCCAGATGCCGCGACGCCTGTGGCAGGCGCCGTGCACGCACGTGTTCGGCAGCCCGATGTGCGGCTATAACCGCACCCTCGGACAAAATGCACTCGGCACCGCGACCGGCGCCGGTGCGGCAACGATTGCCGCCGCCGCCGGATCGAGCCAGACGGCGATCGTCGGCGCGCCGACCCCATCGCCTGCGACGCTCTTCGACCAGGGTTCGATCGTCG